TTTTTATGACAAAAAACTGATAAATACTTTTATAATTAGATTAGGAGCAGAATGAAATGTCAGTTTCATCATTAACAAAGTTTACAGTACCTATTGACGGTGACCAGAGTGCAGCAAGCCAAGGCTTGTTAATGCCAAAACTAAAATATCGTTTTAGAGCGAGTTTTGAAAACTTTGGTGTAAGCACACCTAGAACTGAAATGACAAAACAGATAATGAATATCACTCGTCCAAGTGTTACATTTGAAGAGAACATGATTGATATCTACAACAGTAAAGTGTACCTAGTAGGCAAACATTCATGGGAGCCAATCACAGTAAACTTACGTGATGATGTAAACGGTGCAGTTGCAAAACTTACAGGCGAGCAAGTACAAAAGCAATTTGATTTTATGGAACAATCAAGTGCTGCTTCAGGTATTGATTATAAGTTTATTACACGTTTTGAAATATTAGATGGTGGTAACGGTGCTAACACTCCTAACGTTCTTGAAACTTGGGAACTATATGGTTGTTTTATACAGAATGTAAACTACAATGATTTAGACTATGCATCACAAGAACCAGCAAATATTACTATTAGTGTAAGATTTGACAACGCAGTTCAAACACCATTAGGTGAGGGAATCGGTTCAAGCGTAGCAAGAACAGTTGGACAGGTTGTAACTGGCTAATAGGAGTTAGTTATACATGGCTAGTGTTAATTCACTTTTAAATGGAATGACCTCTGACAAGACTGTTAGAGATTATAAACACGCATCTAAAACTTTCGTAGATAATAATTACGAGTTACAACCAAAATACAGTAATTTATTCCACGTTGTGTTTGAGTTTACCGTAGAAGCCGCAACACTATTTGATACCATTCAACAATTAGAAATCCCAATACTTGTAAAAAGTGCAGATTTACCCGCATATACAATGGATGTGCAAACTCATAACCAATACAATAGAAAAACACAAAGTCACCATAGTTTTCAATATCAGCCAGTATCGATACGCTTTCATGATGATGCAAAAGAAAACATAAGAAATTTATGGCACAAGTATTATACATTCTATAATGCAGATCCAACATATGATTTGAATGGAAACAGTTATACAACTAGTGACAAGTATGCTAACCGCACTCAACAACAATGGGGATTACAAAGAGGTAATAAAAGATTTTTCAAAAATATAAAAATCTATAGTATGCACAATCATAAATTTGGCGAATATACTCTTGTCAATCCTATAATTACTGCTTTTAATCATGATCAACATGCATATGCTAATACTGGACTAATGGAAAATACAATGCAGGTAGCATATGAAACTGTAAAATATGCTACAGGTTTTGTGAATAATATTACACCAAGGGGATTTGGTGATATACATTATGATATAGAAGTTAGTGATTTAAGTGCAGATAATCTGTCAATACCTGGAGACAACGCATTTATAGACGGAGAAATTAGAACAACAACAAGTGAACGTCCTAAAGATTTATTTCAGGGCAACGTTATTGGTACAATAACAGATGCAGAAATAATTTTTAATCAAACAAAACCTAATGGAGCTAGTTTAATAAGTGATACAATATCTATTTTTGCAAATAATTTACTTACAGGCAAGAAACCTACAAGTAACATATTAGTTCCAATCACTGGAGTTGCAGATAGATTTGCTCAAGATTTTACTGGTAATGTTACAGACGGTATTGTAAATTATATTAAAGGTGAGAATACAAACTCTGTTTCTCCTAACAATAGTGATAAAGTACCTAATAATGGAATTGTTTTTTCACTTGGAGAAATGATTCAGACTACAAAAAACAACATTGTACAAGATGTTCCATTTCTAAAAGGTTTTGCAGAAAAAGTACCAGCTGGTGGTACCAAAGCTACTCCTAATAAAATAAGTGATACAAAAAATATTGGAGAAAAGACTAGTCTGGCAAATAAGCCATTAAACAAATTAGTAGACGCAGGATCATAATATGGCACAAGATACAAATTTACCTTTAGTACAACCTGCAGATAATTTTGATCAAAGAGTACAGGATTATTTTACAAACTATTTTACAAATCAAATCAGTATGACCGATATGGAATACGAAGCTGCAAAAAGTTTTTTTGTTGCAAGAACAGCAAATACTGATGCAGCTGCAGCCCTTACTGCAGCAACAATAGAAGCCGCTAACGAACTTAATGTAAATATACTAGATATTATACAACAGTTTGAAGGTGTAGCAGACTTAAAAAGTGCAATACCTACATTCTTAAATTTAAGTAGGCGCAGTTCTAGTTTATTAGGTTACGAACAAAATATTACTCCAAATGAAAATATAGCCAGACAAATAGAGGCTTAACATGTTTAGTCGTAACAAGTTTGCAAACGGCATATATGAAATGAAAAACCCACAGAAATATAGTGGAAATAAATCTCCAAGATACAGAAGTGGTTGGGAACATGCATTTATGCGTTTTTGCGACAACCATCCAAGCGTTGTAAACTGGGCAAGTGAAGCAATACAGATACCCTATAGGAATCCATTAACTGGAAAAGGCACAGTATATGTACCAGATTTTGTTGTGATGTATCAAGATAAGAACGGCAAAAAACATGCTGAGCTTATAGAAGTAAAACCTAAATCACAAACAATACTTACAGAAAAAACACGCAAACAAGAAAAACTTGCAATAGCTCTTAATCATGCAAAATGGGAAGCTGCAGCAAAATGGGCAAAGCATAAAGGCCTACGTTTTAGAGTTGTGACTGAAGAAGATATTTTTCACAACGGTAAACGTTAGTAAATAAGTACTAGTATTAATAACTAGGAACCCACATGACAAAAAAACTAGAAGAACTTTTTAATGTTGAAGTCAGCGAAGAAATGCCTTTGTCTAAAGAAGAAAGTGAAAAGACTGTAGATACTGTAACTGCAGACGATATTCCTGAATTACAAACTGCTATGGAAAATGTAGATAAGATAGATGCTGCTTTACCTAGTGTACGAGAGCTTGACACTAGTGATAAAGAAATGGATGATATTGCAGACTTAGCAAAAGACACATTTAAGGATTTAATGGACTTGGGTATGAACGTAGAAGCACGATTCAGTGGAGAAATATTTAACAATGCAAGTCGTATGTTAGATACTGCGTTAAGTGCAAAACAACATAAAGTTAATAAAAAACTGCGTATGGTTGATTTACAAATTAAGAAAGCCACATTAGATGCTAAACTTGCAAAACAGGCAAGAGACAATGGCGATGATTTAGAGGATGGACAAGGACATGCTATAGATCGTACACAGTTATTACAGGAAATATTAGGGCGTAATACTCACAAAAAGGAATAAATACATACATATAAAAGGATCACAAAGATGAAAAGTTTTAAAAGTTACCTTGTAGAAAGTGAGCAAACTTATAAGTTTCGCATTAAGATGGCCGAAAAAGGCGATGATGAAATAATGAATGCACTTGAAACTGCATTAGAAAAATATGAAGTTGCAAGTATTAGTAAACCTAAAAAGACTCCTATACAAGAACATCCAATGGATTTCCAAACGTTAAACAACGCTGAAGTGTTTATAATGGACGCAGAACTAAAATATCCAGTTACTGCTCATCAACTATATGAATATATTACTCAAACAGTTGGTATACCAGCAAGTCACTTAGTTATTATTAACAGTGATCATCCGGAAGAGATTGCACGTGAAGAAGCAATTAAAGAAGAAGGTGAAGAGTATAGTGCGAAATTAGATGATCCAGATTATAAAGATGCTCCTGCTACAAAAGCAGAAGATAGTTTTGGTGACAAGTATAACGAAAATATGCTTAAAGGATTAGAAACTCGCAAGTATGAGTTTGAAAAGACAAAGTAATGAACGATTTATATAAAGCAATAGATTCTTTAAAAGATATTATAGCAGAAGAACAAAAACTTTCTGAAAAGTTAAAACCTTTTAAAGGTAGTTATAATAATAAAACAGAAAAAATAGTTAAAATAGGTGATAAACAGTTTGTTGCACCTAAAGATTATAAATCACCCCTGTCCAAAACTAATCCTAGTGCTAGACCGGTCATAGACTTTCTTAACAATTTAGGTAATAAGGTCAGTAAAAAAGGTGAAAAAATATTTCCTAAACGTATAGGAGATAAAGAAGTAGATGTACCTACTGACGTTTCACAAGGATCTACTATATCTAAAAAACCTAAAGTTGATTATGAAAAAATTAAAAAGGGTATTAGAGCTCAATCAGATACTATGAAAAAAGGCAAAGTAAAAGCAACTGCTGCTAATACAAAAAATTACGACAGTACACTAGCACTGCAAAAAAGTTTGATTGCCAAAGGTGCTAATATAGATGCAGATGGCATAATGGGTCCACAGACAAGAGCAGCAATGAAACAGTTTGGGCAACCAGACGCAATGCCAACTCCTAGACCAAAGACAACTCCGAAGAGTGGCGGTCCTGATAAAAGATTTATTACAGGTCCAGAATTAGACTTACCTAATAAAAATATGCCACCTGAGTTTAAAAGATTGCCTAAAGTAATAGAACCTGATAATAGATTTAAAGATTTTGATCCAAGAATGCCTAATAGGTATGTCAAAAACAAAAGTGGCGATTATAACTTAGCACAAGGTCCTAAGCAACCTGACAAAAAAATTGGTGATGATTTTATTGATAAAATAGCAAAATCTTTTGGTAATTATAAGTTAGGTGATATTGCTAAAAACATTTATAATTATGCTGGACAAAACAAAGCGAAACCAAACGTAGACCCACTTAAACTAGCTCAACCAAAAAGTGATAATACTACAAAAGTAGCAAATAAGAACATGATTAAACGCATCACTGGTGCAAACACATAAGGAAAAGTAAAATGAATATGGACAATATGAGAGAATACTTAGATAGATTAGGACATATTGAATCTAGTAAACAATTAGATGAAAAAGAAAGTAAAAAATTTCCTAAAGTGTTTAATGATGAGGGTGTTCTAGTAGCAAATGATCCAGATAGTGCGTTAGAGTTGATAGCAGATGAGGTACCAGAGCATGTTGATATGTATATGGATGCAATACGTTCAGGTGACTATGAAACACTATTAGATGCATTAGATGGTTTTGGTTATAGTATAAAGTATGATGAAGAAAGCACACTTGAAGAAGGTGGTGTCAAAGATATGATCCAAGACGTAGAAGAAGGCATGGGCAAAGAAGAGTTTGAGAAAAAGTATCCAGGTCAAAACTACGATGAGATTAGACAAGAAATTGAAGACAGAATGAATGAAGAAACTGTCGAAGAAGATGATATTGAAATGGAAGAAGATTGTGGTTGCGAAGATGA